ACCAACCTCATGCCATAATAATAAACCATTATATGGTGTATATTCTGATATGAAATTTTTAACAAACTTTTGAGTTTTTGATTTAATAAATCTTTCTGTTTTATCACTATTATTAACTTTATGTACATCATATGGTGGAATTTTATTAATAAAGAATTCTTTTTTAGTAACAATCTTTTTATTAAATTCTTTATCAGTTATTTCAGGATAGTATTTAAAATCAATATCTTTTTTAATAGTCTTATCCAATTCAGTTTGAATATCTTCTAAATACCTTTTAATGATATCTATATGTACTTCTTGAATATTACGTTCTTCTGTATCCCTAGCATCATCTATTAAATTGGTTTCTTTTTCTAATAAATCATTTAATATTTGAATTTTTTCATTATTATCTATTGTATCAATGGTATGATGGATAAATTTTTGATATTGATTATACCATTTCTTACGTTTAAAATTTTCAAATTGTATTTCGGTATTATCCATATTTATTATATATAGAGTTGTTTTTTATTTTAATTTTATTTACATTCATTGGTACATAAAATTAAAATTATTATAAAAGATTTCCATTTACGACATATGAGTGAACCTTTATTAATAATTCACGTCTATCATGTTCATAATCTCTAAACTTTTCAATACAAGTTGGCAAATCCATAAAATTTATTCCACTTACTTCTGGAAACTGAAATCTATTATCCTCACTTATATCGATATTAATATTTCCAGTATATTCTGCTAAATAGTAAATATTTTTATATATCAAATTATCATAACTTTTATATTCTTCACTGAAATAGTGTTTTCTTGAATCAAATATTAAATTATTAATTTTTATATTAGTTTCTTCGTTAAATTCACGTAATGCTGTTTGAAAATTATTTTCTCTATTCTTTCTTCTACCTTTTGGAAACCCCCACTCTTGTTCTAAATAAGTTGATACCTTATTTGTTAATAAATCATCTAATTTTATTAATTTATCATTAATAATAAAACCTTCTTTTAATTTATTAAATTTATCTTCTGCATTTTTCATATCTTGTAATGTTTTAGTGGTATGTTTATTAAAAAAATTATCATACCAAATTGTTTCCCATAATTCATTAAAAGGTTTGCTTTTTAATAAATTAAGTTCATCAACTGTTAAAACATTGATTAATTTTTGAATATAATCTACATCATGTTGTGCATAACGACCTCTTATTAATTCTACGAATCCTATTGTATTTCTTCTTCTAATCATTAGGTAAAGTATTTTATTACCTATTTTCTTATAGACAATCATACCTAAACTTATTACAGGTTGATAACATTGTTTAGATAAATGATTATATTTACCACAGTTTGAGCAAAAAATTGTATTATTTTTTAATACATTTCGGTCGTACATTGTCTATATCTAAAGAATAATTCAAAAGATAATTTTAAATAAAAATATATATTATTATATTAATAATATGGAACCATACTTGTGGGGACCTTCTTTATGGGTTTTTTTACACTTATTAACGATGGAATATCCTGATAAACCATCTAGCTCTGATATCTTAATACATTCTGAGTTTTTAAATTCATTATCCAAAATACTTCCTTGTCAATTATGTCGTGATGAATTTTCTAAACAACTTAAATCTCAACCATTAAATACTATTCTCGGTTCTAAAAAAACTTATATTAAATTTATGTTTGATGTTCATAATGATGTTAATAAAAGAAATTTTAAACCTGCTATGGATTATGATGAATTTATTAAATTATATGAAAACTTAATTAAACAAAACAAATTTAATCCTATAGAAATTAATAAAAAATCTAAACAAAAAGATTACATTATTGCTTTATTATTGACATCTATATTGGGTTATACCTGCTATAAGATTTATACTAAAAAATAATTTAAATAATAATTGAAATAATAATTGAAATAATAATATTTTAAAATGTTTCTTGATTAAAATATTCTTATTTATTTACTTTCTTTATCTTGAACATAAACTTGATAAGCTGCTGCTAAGATACCTAATGGGACTAAAGTTTGTGGTGTTAAACTGACCATTGTAATACCTGCTAATTTAAGGTAAGTACCTAATAATGGGTCATCAACAACTGGAATTTTCTTTGGGATAAAACCACCAACTTGTTCTTTCTTTAATACTTTTTCTAAATAATCTTTACCTAAGATTAAAGCAAAAGGAACCATTGTAGCAGATGTTAATGTTTTAACACCATTGTATTTTAAGAATAAATCTAATATTCTATTTCCAAATACACGTTTAACATATTTATTCATACTACCACCTTTTTGAGATTCACCGTTAGTATATAATTCATAAACTAACATAATCATACCTAAAGGTACTAAAGTGTCTAAAGTAAAATTCATTGCTGTTAAACCTGCTAATTTAAGATAAGTACCAATAACTGGTTCATCGATAACTGGTAAACCTTTACCTTTATTATCTTTTACTTTATCAGTAACTTGTTCAAACGCATTTTTACCACTTAATAATGCAATTGGAACTAATGTTGCAGTAGTTAATGTTGTGATACCCATATATTTTAAATATAAATCAAATACTCTGTTTCCAACTAAACCAGTTGCAAAGTTATATAATTTTTGTGAAATCTTTTTACTAGTTGACATTTATAATATAATATATAAATACAAAATTCTTTATTCTATTCTAAATAAAATTTTATTATTATTAGAATTATTCTATAAGTATATTATAAATATAAAAATGGCTATTCCTTTTAATTTACCTGCTACCGCATTAACTGCATTAAATGTTTTAAGTAATTTTAAAGATTCTAATAGTAATACATTTAAGGTAATTGTTGGTTTAATTATAATTATTCTTATTTATGTTCTTTTTTCTTATACTAAAAAATATGAATTAAGACTTATTCCTCGTCTTGTCCCTAAAAATCCTAAATTTGTTTTAGAAGGTTTGATTGGTAACGAAGGTATATGTATCGAACCTGGTAAAATGCAAATTCCAGAAACTGGTAGTGAGTATACCTTTAGTATTTGGATTTACTTAAATAGTATATTTAATGATAAAAATAATTATAGACATATCATGACTAAAGGAGGACCTGATTGTAAAGATATTGATGGTGCAAATAAATGTGAATTATTATCTATTTCTAGTTCTAATCAAAGTCCTAGTATATGGTTACATCCTAAATTAAACGCACTCAAGATTATTGTTCAAACAACTAGTGGTATTAAATCATTTGATATCGATGATATTAATATTAAGCGATGGACTATGGTAACTGTTGTTGCTAGAAACACCGAATTAGAAATATATATTAATGGTCGTATGAGTAGTACTTATACATTAGGTAGTCAAGTTGTATTTAATACTGGTTCTTTATGTTTAAATCAACTTGGAGGTTTCGATGGTTTAATTGCAAATGTTGATTATTATCCAGAAGCACGTACTGCTAAAGAAATTGAAACATTATACCTAGATGGTCCTGAAACTAAATCTTGGATGGATAAATTAACTTTAAAAAAATCACCTTTAGAAAATAAAGTTTCTTCATTACCAGAATCAGTATATATAAAATAAATAATTTATTATAATATAATAAATGGATACTCGTACTGTTAATATTATTCTATTTATTTTATTAGTTGTCTTATTTATAGTATCTTATACAAAAAGTAAGAATTTTGTTTCAGTTTATATAGTTTTATCTATTATTACGATATATAACTTTTATGTACAGTTATGGATAAATGGTCGTCAAGTTGTTTTTGAAGAAATTATTAATGCATCGTCCGTTGTTAAAGTTGATGGTAGTAAATTTAAATTAAATCATCATAATAATGGGTTTGCATTAACTAATACCTTTTGGATTTATATACAAGATTGGAACCATAATTATATGAATGAAAAACCTATTTATACAAAAGATAAACTTAGAGTTTATTTAGGTAAAGTAGTTAATGACCTAATTATTGAAGTTCCTGTATATAATTCTGACCCTAAAAATGATAAAACATATATTATAGAAAAAGTTGTTGTTAATAATGTACCATTACAAAGATGGTTACAAATCACAATTATTTTTGATAATCGTAATTTAGATATATGGGTTAATGATGCACTTTATAGTTCGAAATTATTAAGTAATATTCCATTAATTGATGATGGGGCTTCATTAGATTTAACTCCTAATAGTGGGTTCGGTGGTTATATAGGTAAATTCTATGTTTATGATAAACCTATTTCTAAAAGATTTATTAAACGTAGTTTCGCTTTAGGACCATTTATTGGAGCTCCATACGAATTTTTTAGAAAAATATATTATTATTTTAAGGGTAAAACTATAGAATTCGTTGATAGTAATGCTACTGTTGTATCTCTGGAAAATACTTTAAATAATGCAGTTGCTAATGTTTCTAATACTGTTGCTAATGTTTCTAATAGTGTTTCAGTTCCTGCTTCTTAAAAATATAATTGAATAAGAAAAAGAAAAAAGAAAAAATAATAATATTACCAATAATAATAAAAATTTTTATTAGTATATTATAATATAATGGATACATCTAAAATTTCAGATACAATTACACAAATTCGTAGTAATCCGAACTTTAATAAATTTGTTATTGTCTTTATAGTTGGTTTAATTGTTTTCTATATTGCTAAAAAAATATATGATTACCAAAATACTATCGACCAAACTGTTATTGATAGTAACCTTAAAAAAGGTGATAAACCTTTAGTTATTGAAAATAGTAAATTACCATTAGCAAAAGGTATATATGAAAATACTTATTCTTCTTGGATGTATATTAATAATATGAATGTTCAACAAAAGAAAGCTACACACTTATTCCATATTGGTAATAAAGAAATGACTAAATTAGGTCCTGGTGTTTGGTTACATCCATATAAAAATAATTTAGTTATTAAATTTTCATTATTAAACAAAGAAACACGTTTTACTGATGGTAAATTTGGTAGAGCTCCTGCAAATAAACAATGTGTATTCCCATATCGTATCAATTGGTCGACTATAGGTATGCAAAAACCTGCTGGTGTTGGTAATAATCCATTTATTTCCACTTGTTCACAAACTGCTGATAGTACATCTGTTAATGGTTATTGTCCTGTTCGTGTTAATTCACAAGGATTCGTTGAAAGTATTAATGATTATGGTTCTTGTTCACCTAATTCTATGGACCCAAATGTTAATAATGGTTTATTAAATACTCATTTATGCGATGTTGAAAATGTTCCATTAAAACGTTGGTTTCACTTAGCAATTACTGTTAATAATGATGTTATTGAGGTATATATTGATGGTAAATTAGTTAAAACTTGTGTTGCAGAATCATTACCATTTATTAATGAAGGTAATATGTACTTCTTTAATGATTCTAATTTTGATGGTGTTGTTGGTATTACTAAAGCTTTCCCATACACAATGACTGCTACTCAAATTAATGATTTATATATGTTAGGTCCAAATGAAGATAATAGTTTATTAGGTTTCTTAAAGAAAGCATTCAATTTATCTCTTAAAGTTACATTTACAAATGATGTTGATTTAGCTTCTAATCAACCTAAAGTATATGCTTGGAATATAAGCAATAAAACCGGTATAACATCTACTTCACCTAGTGCATCAACTTCTTCTTCTTCTACTTCATCTTCCACTACTGCATCTACATCCGGTAGTGCTTCTTATACAGTTGCTAATTCTTCAAATACAGAACCATCATTTACTGTCGCTTCACAAAATAATAATAAATGTTATTTATTTTAAATAAAATGATTTTCTCTATATTATAATATATATAATATGGAACAAATGACAAAAACTATTTTAACAATCTTAGCTTTTTTCATATTAATTGTTATTATTTTAAGAGTTAGAAAATATATGGAATTAGTCAAAGGTTCTGAAATTAAAATAATTGCAGGTAAGAAAGACGCTAAAACTCCTATTAAAGTATCTTCTACATTATTACCACAAACTAGAATTGGTAATGAATTTACTATTGATTTCTGGGTATATATTCGTGATTGGGCTTATAACTTCTCTCAACCTAAACATATTATGCACATTGGTGATGAAAAAGGTAATAAAACTTCCCCTGGTATTTGGTTATATCCAAAAGATAATAGTTTAATGGTTCGTTTCGATACTATTTCTTCTCCAGCATCTACTATTATGAATCCTATTAATAATCCAGCATTATTAAATGTTCGTAATGAATGTGATTTAATGAATGTTCCATTACAAAGATGGAATCATATCGCAATTACTGTTGTTAATAAAACATTAGATATTTATCTTAATGGTAAACTTTCCCGTAGTTGTACTTTAGAAGATGTTCCAAGGGTTGTTCCTGGTGATATTTATATTAATCAATTTGGTGGTTTTGATGGTGATATTTCTAATATTTCATATACTAATAAAGCAATTGCTGCATCTAAAATATATGATAAATATTATGCTGGTTTTGACCAAGAATCATTATTAGCTATTATTAAATCATTTATTCCAAAAATAGAAGTAGATTTTAAATATAATTAATTAAGTAATCTAGATAAATAAGAATTTTATTTATATATATTATAATAAATGTCTTCAACTGATTCTACTATGTCGAGTTCTTTAGACGAATATAAGAATAAATTAAGTACATTAATGAATGACAATCCAAATGTTGCTAAATTTATTAAACTTATAGCATTAGTTTTTATTGTTTTAATTATTGTTTCTGTTGTTAAATGGGGTATTGCAAAATATAAAAATTATAAAAAATCTAAAGTATGGATTCTTAAAGGTACTAAATCTGCTAAACGTGGTAAAATTATTTTTCAAAATCCATCTAGAGAAGATGCTATCACCTTAGGTCGTTCCGATAATGAAACTGCTGGTTTAGAATTTACATATGGTTTCTGGATGTATGTCGATGATTGGGCATATAAATATGGTCAATGGAAACACGTTATGCATAAAGGTAATTCTACTTCTTGGCCTAATCGTGCTCCTGGTATCTGGTTACATCCTAAAGAAAATATTATGCGTGTTTATATGAACACATTCAAAAACATTGGTGAATACTCTGATATCGAAAATATTCCACTTAATAAATGGTTCCACGTTGTTGTTGCTGTACGTCAACAAAACTTAGATGTTTACATCAATGGTAACTTAGTTAAAAGAAAAGTCTTAGAAGGTTTACCAAAACAAAATGCTGGTGATTTATATCTTAATTCATTTAGAGGTTTCAGTGGTTTCCTTTCTCAAGTTCGTTATTTTGATTATTATGTCAACTTCTCTGAAATTGATAATATGTTACAAGATGGTCCTTCTTCAATGCCTTGTGTTGATTCAAATGAAATGCCACCATACTTTAGTTCTAACTGGTGGGCTAATTCAAAATAATCTGATTTCATCCACTTTTATTTCTAATTTATATATATAAGAATGGATACTAAACATTTTTGGAAATTATTAATCGTTTTACTTATCGCAATTACTGGTATTGTCTATGCTGTTATATATAGAAAAGCACAATTACCAATGCCATTACCAGACCCTTCATCTATGAAATCATTCGAAGAACATTATGAAAATTTTATTAAAAAAGATGTTAAACCTGCTAACCGTGAAGCAGTTCGTTCTATGCATCAATATGCTCTCTAAATTTATTATTTTTTAATAATTATAATAATTAATTGTTTCCATTTTTAATTATTTTAATTAATTTATTCAACAATATTACAAATTGATTTATTGTTTGTGACTCTACCTATTTTATTACATTGTTCTAGTTTTCTTATTTCAAAACAATAATTTTTATCATCGTGATTAACTAAACACCAATTTTTATTTATAAAATCATTGACTGGTTCATCATCATTAATATTCGTAGTGTCGTGAAACTTATTAATATATTGGGTTGTACGATGCATCATTTCATCTTCATCCATACCAACATCCGCATCTGAATATTCGGCAGTATCCCTACTTTTAATAATATTTGTAAAGTTATATCCATCGACACCTCTTTGACTTATTGTTTTATATGTATAATTTTCAAATTTTTCAAGTGCTGGTTTCTTACTTTTTGTAGGTGTAGATGATGGTGCTGGAGTAGTAGCAGGTTGTTGAGTTGTTTTACTACTTGATTTACCACTCTTTGTTGATGCAGCAACTACTGGTGCAGTTTCAGGTTTTGTAGCGGGTAAAGTGGTTGATAAAGGCTGGGTTGTTGCAGATTGAGTTGTAGCAGATTGAGTTGTAGCAGATTGAGTTGTTGCAGGTTGAGTTGTAGCAGGTGGGGTTGATGTATCTACTATTTTAGTTGTTTTTGCATCAGGTGTATTAGTTGAAACAGTGGTAGAATTATCGACGATTTTCGGTTTATTAGTATCTACGGTGGTTGTCGCTGGAACTTGCGTCAATTCTACTGATTTATTTGTAACAACCGAATTTGTAATTGAACTTGTTGTAGTTGTAATGGATGGCGAGGAAACTGATTTTTGTAATAATTTTAATATTTCATCTTTATTAGTTGCCAATAATTGTTCAAATTTAGAATCTGATAAATCTAATAAATTTTGAATAGATATCATTACAGAACTATTTGCATTATTAGATCCACAAGTAACAGATAATTGTTTTGTATGTTTATTTAATTTTTCATATAAATTAATATACTTCATTGAAATTACCAAAGATATTAGACCGAGAGAAAGTGCAAAAAGTGATATTGAATTCATCTTATATTAATATAAGAAATTTGATTGAAACTTAAAGTTATTTTAAATACTATAATTAAAAAAATGAGTATATTTAATTCAGAAGAATTTAAAGAATTTCTTAATGACGATATTAAGTTATCTAATAAATTACTTTATAAAAAGGGTTTATGTGGATTGTCTAATTTAGGAAATACTTGTTTTATGAATTCAATAATTCAATGTTTAAATAATACATACCCACTTATTGAGTATTTCTTTAACAATGATTGGAGACAAGATTTAAGAGATGATAAAGTAGAACATCTATTAGTTGAACAATGTAATAACATTACTCGTTCATTATGGTTTACTAATGCAGTTGTTACACCATCTAACTTTCTAAGAGTATTATTTAGAGTTAGTGTACAACTAAATAATCATCAATTTGTAGGATTTAATCAAAATGATTGTCAAGACTTTCTTCAATTTTTATTAGATTGTATGCATAATGGTTTATCTAAAGAAGTTATTATGAATATTAACGGTAAAGCCGAAACTGATACAGATAAACATGCTATTCAAGCTTATGAAAATTGGAAAAAATTCTACAATAATGATTATTCAAAAATTGTCGAGATTTTTTCTGGACAATTTTTTAAAAAAATAGTAACTGTTAAGAATGGTAATACAGAAACTAATTATACTTATGAACCATTCTTAAATCTTTCTTTAGAAATACCAATATCTAAATTACAGAATAATGAAATGATATCTGTATACGATTGTTTAGACCACTTTACAAGTGAAGAAATTCTTGTGAATAATGAAACACAAAAAACCACATCTGAATGTTTCTTTTGGACTATTGCTGACATTTTAATCATCTATTTTAAAAGATATGCATATAATTCTGAAAGCCATAGAAGTAATAAAATAGGCATATTTATAGACTTTCCAATTGATGGTCTTAATATGTCTAAATATATGAAAGGATATAAAAGAGATAGATACGTATATGATTTATATGCGGTTGCTAATCAAGTTGGTGGAATTAATTCGGGACATTATTATGCATATGTTAAAAACTTTGATAAAAACTGGTATAAATATGATGACAGTGTCGTATCCACTTTAGAAACATCTGATGTTGTAACAAGTGCCGCATATTGTCTCTTTTATCATAAGAAAAAATATCAAGAATAATTTTTTGGCAATAAAAATCTATTGTGTTAATAATAAATTTTATCAATAAAATCTATTGTAACAATTATATTTTTTATCTATTTATATTATAAATGTTTGAAAATATGAACCAAAGTATTATGATTACTGTTGCATTAATCTTAATTTTAGTTTTAACATTAGTCGGATTTAATTTATATGATAAACATAGTATAGATGAAACTGGTAAACCACGTTCTTTAACAGATACTATTAAAAGTATTTTAGGTATGTTACCACCTCCAAAACCTGTTCAAAAACCTGAAGTTAAACCTGTAGTTAAAGCACCTCAACCATCTCCTGCACCTAAACCAACTGATACTCCTAAAAAAGAAGTTTATAATGTTGATAATAATGATTTTACATATGATGAAGCACCTTTAGTTTGTAAAGCTTTCGGAGGTGAATTAGCTACTTATGACCAATTAAATGATTCTTTTAACTCTGGTGCAAATTGGTGTAATTATGGTTGGACTGCTAATCAAATGGCTTTATATCCAATTCAACAAAAATTCTTCGATGAATTACAAAAAACACCTGATAAGGATACTTGTGGTAAACCTGGTATCAATGGTGGATACTTTGCAGATACTAAATTAAAATTTGGTGTTAATTGTTATGGTATTAAACCTAAACCAGACCCAGCTAAGTTAGTTTCATTAAAAGATGACGATTTAGATGAAAATGGTAATCCTAAGACACCTGGTCTCCCAACTACTGAAGATGTTATGAGTAAATTAAAATCTCGTATTTCTGCAGGTGAATTAGATGTTCGTCCATATAATTCTAATAAATGGTCTGCATATTCATTTAAAAAATCTGTTTATGTTATTAACCCAAAACAACCTGCAGAACCTATTAAAGTAGAAAGTGTTATTTCTGATTCAGCAAAAGACCCACGTACTATTAACGCTGAACAACCTGTTTTATAAATTACTTAATTTTATCTATCTTTTATAAAATTTAGTAATTCTTTTTTTGTATTATAAATTTAGCAATTTCTGTATTATAAATTTAGCA